CAGTATTTATTGCAAAATGCAATGGGGACTGCTAAAGATATATTTAGGAATATGCCAGCCAAAGAAGCGGTGCGTGGTGCGACAATACCTAATGCAATGCCAAACAGTTTATTGTTTCCAGCAACTAGCGCAGCAGCAGGTTCGCAATTGGTTGAACAGGTATATCCATATCTTGAAGAACTTTTATCTGGCGGTCTGCTAGGTCAATAATTTAACGGAGTAAATAATGCCAAAGACAAAGATTAGTGAATTTAGCACTACACCAGCTAATAACACAGACATTGACGGAATTAACATTGCAGAGGGCTGTGCGCCATCTGGTATTAACGATGCTATCCGAGAGTTAATGTCGCAGTTAAAGGATTGGCAAGCAGGTCTATCTGGTGATGTTACAGTTGTAGCTGCTGGAGGTACAGGTGTAGGAACTCTGACAGGCATTGTCAAGGGTAACGGAACGTCAGCAATGACTGCTGTTACTGCGCCTAGTGGTGCTATTGTTGGTGATACTGATACTCAGACTCTGACAAACAAGACTCTGACATCACCCACTATCAATACTGGTGTGTTATCTAACCCAACAGTAACTAACTATGTAGAGACTCCGTTCACGGCTAATAGTTCTACTGCTATTACTTTGGCTTTGACCAACGGAACAGTACAGATTATTACCCTGACAGGCAATGCGACTATCACAATGCCAACGGCTACAAGTGGTAAGTCTTTCATCATGTTATTAAAGCAAGATGCGACAGGCTCACGCACAGTTACTTGGTCAACAGTTAAGTGGGCTGGTGGTACTGCACCGACTATTACATCTACTGCAAGCAGACAAGATATTTTAAGTTTCTTTGCTGATGGCACAAACTGGTATGGTGTCGTTGTTGCACAGAACTACACACCATAAGGACTGATAAATGTTTGCAGCATCTAAAACAGCAACACCATCAGGCGGTGGGCCAGACGCACAATTTAACTACGTCACTATGCTCTTGCATGGTGATGGAACTAATGGCGCACAGAACAATACGTTCTTGGATAGCAGTACAAACAACTTCACCATTACCCGCAACGGCAATACAACCCAAGGCTCTTTCTCGCCTTATGGGTCTAATTGGTCTAATTTCTTTGATGGTACAGGTGACTATTTAACTGTTCCTGATAATTCTGCGTGGGCGTTTGGCTCTGGAAACTTTACCCTAGAGGCTTGGGTTTACAGAACTGTTAATGGCGCAACTCAAATGATTGTGATTCAATCTGATAACGCAAGTGCAGCAGGTTCAGCGTGGTCATTTTACATTTTGAGTACAAATAAATTAGTATCAAATGTTTATTATGGTTCTTCATTTATTACATTAACATCAAGTGCTGATGTGCCAGCAAATGCGTGGGTTCATGTTGCTTTGGTTCGCACTTCTGGAACTATATCTCAATATATAAATGGAAGCCGTGATGGTACTAGTGCATCGTTAAGCACAAATTCTTTAAACGATGTTGCACAAACTGTCGGTATAGGCGCAACAAACGCTGGTAATGAGCGAATTACTGGTTATATTTCAAACCTAAGAGTAATAAAGGGTGCTGGCCCATATGATGCCACATCGTCAACTCTGACTGTTCCAACAGCACCACTAACAGCAATCACAAACACTCAACTGTTAACTTGTCAAAGCAATAGGTTTATTGATACAAGTGCAAACAACTTTACTATCACACGAAATGGCGACACAAGCGTTCAACGCTTCAACCCATTTGGTACTTCTACCGCCTATTCCACAAGCGTGATTGGTGGGTCAGGGTACTTTGATGGTAGTGGGGATTATTTAAACACTTCAGCAAATGCCACACAATTTGGTACTGGAGATTTCACGATAGAGTTTTGGATTTATTTTAATGCGGTAAATAATTCAACAACAAAATTCATATTTGATATGAGAAATGCTGGTGCAACTAGCGCATCATTTCTTGCTCAAGAATCTAGTAATAATTGGACTTTTTGGAATGGTGCAGGAACATCCATTAGTTCTGGATTTACTAGTTCAACATTTAAAGCAACAAATTGGACTCATGTAGCCATCTCTAGAAGTTCTGGCGTGACTAAATTCTTTGTCAATGGAACACAAACCAATTCAGTTGCTGACACATCTAATTATGCAACTTCAACATTAGCCCTTGGTGCTAGATACACTGGCTCAGATTTTTTAAATGCTTATGTAAGCGATTTAAGATTAGTCAAAGGAACTGCTCTTTACACTTCATCTTTTACACCGCCAACAGCACCCTTAACGGCAGTCACAAATACATCCTTGCTTCTTAATTGTACTAATGGCGCAATCTTTGACAACGCCATGATGAACGACTTAGAAACTGTGGGTAACGCACAGATTTCTACAAGCGTGGTGAAGTATGGAACAGGGTCAATGTATTTTGATGGTACTGGTGATGCTTTAGCTGTTTCAAACAAAGTAATAAACTCATTAGATACTGGTGCTTTTACGATTGAAATGTGGGTTTATCGTTTGGGCAATGGTACTGGTGGCGCAAGTGCTTATGATGCTTTGCTTGGTAGCAATATTGATGCGGCTAGTGCTCTTTATGGAATTTATGTTACGAGGTCATCAGGTGTAATAAATTTCTTTAATAGTGCGGGTTTGGTTAGTTCGTCAAATTCGTTAAGCAATTCTTCATGGACGCACATAGCAATATCTAGAACTTCTGCTAACAATTTACAAATTTTTATTAATGGTGTGTCTGGTTATTCTGCAACCAATACAGGTACAGGAACACTAATAAATCCTTTGTTTATTGCTTCTGACAACACAACATCAGGAAATAGCAAATTTTATGGATACATTGATGACCTACGCATCACCAAAGGCTATGCCCGATACACCTCAAACTTCACACCTCCAACATCAGCACTCTCTGACAAAGGCCCAATCTAAGGAAACATCATGCAAATTGCAATCTTAACTAACCCCATTACAGTTGGCGATTATCGTGAACTGTTTAGCAGTACATCATTTCCCACTAGTGGCCCAAGTGCTGAATTCTTAACTGCCAACAATGCCAAGAAGGTCAATGCCTTTAAAGCCCATGACAGTCTGACTCAAAAGTTGGTTTCATGCTCTGCCTATGACGATGGTGAGTTTGTTTCTATTGTCCAAGTTGAATCATTAAGTGCTGAAGAAATCCAAGCAGCCAAGGATTCTGCAATGTCTCAACTAAGAGCCACACGCAATGCTCTATTGCTTGCTTGTGATTGGACTCAGATTGCTGATTGCACGATTCCTAAGAAGGCTGAGTGGGCAACATATCGTCAGACATTGCGTGACTTCCCATCGATAGTTTCTGATGCCAGAGCGACTGTCACATGGCCTCGCAATCCTGATTGGGTTGAAATGCCTACCATTTGAGGTGAATCATGGAAAACGAAGTCACCCACAAGCAAATCTACGACAGGCTTGTTGAAGTCGAAAGTAAGGTAGATAGCATAGACCAGAACACAAAAGGTCTGGTAGAGGCTATGAAGGCTCTTGATGGGGCTTTTAAAGTCTTGGGATGGGTAGCTTCAGCAGCAAAGCCTATTCTGTGGGTGGGTGCGCTAATCATGGCTGCTGGTGCTGTCTGGCAGACTTGGATTAAAAAATGAAAGATTGGGCTTTCGCTATTACAAGCGCAGCCCTTTTCTGCATTACTGTCGTCTGGTGTTTTTACATCATTGTTTGGGCTATGACGTGAAATGGCTACTGGTGCTTTCAACCTTGTTTACATTGGTGGCATCTAGTAAAGAAAAAACTGAATATCGTTGTGTCAGATGGGCATGGACAGGTGATGTTTACAACCGAAAGGTAGTATGCCTTGAGTGGCAAAAGGTTGAGAAAAAATGATTGACCCCATCACAGCACTAGCTGGCATACAGTCAGCAATCAGCATGGTCAAGAAGGCAGCTAATGTTGCCAATGACTTAGGCTCACTTGCGCCCATGATTGGTAAGCTATTTGACGCAAAGTCTGTAGCTACAAAAGCAATGCTTCAAGCGAAGCAATCTGGCAAAGGCTCAAACATGGGGACTGCCCTCCAGATTGAGATGGCACTAGAACAGGCTAGAGCGTTTGAAGAAGAACTCAAGATGCTGTTTATGCAGACAGGCAAGATTGACGTTTGGAACAAGATTAAGGCTCGTCAAGCAGAGATGGACTTGGCAGATGCCAAAGAGATTAGTGCATTGAAGAAAGCAGAAAAAGCAGCCAAAGAGAAAGAGCAAGAACAACTAGAGATTGGCTTGGCAATAGGTGGAATCTGCTTTGTTTTGTTTTTAGTCTTTGTTGGCGTAAATGAGTTAATGGAATTCTGTGCAACTACTCGTAGATGTGGCAGATGAATGAGTACCAAAAGACCTTTGACTTATGCTTAAAAATATTTGTCTATGGACTTGTGGCTTTGTATTTTTTAGGATTTTTAAAGTTTCTTCCTGACGATTTGTCGGACAGAATTGTTAATCTCCTACTTAATCGTATTGGACTTGGTAAATGAGATATTTATTGCTTCTTTTACTGCTAACTGGATGCGATGAAAAATATCGTTATTTTTGCCAAAACCCAGACAACTTCCATGCTGAAACTTGTCAGAAACCTAGATGCCAATTCACTCAGACTTGCCCTGAGTATTTGGTTGCCCCAATCTTGGAGAAAAAAATCAATGATGTACAACCAGAAACAAAAGCTAACAACTGAAGAAATTGAGGTTAGGGTCTGGAGTATTGTGGTGCTTGCTGTCACCCTGATTCTTTTCTTTATCGTAATCTCCTTGCTCTACTCTGTTACGTTTGTTACACAGCCAATCAAGAG